CTGGTATTCAGGAATGGGAAGAACTCAAATATAAATGTTAGGGTTCCTCCAACTGAATTTTTGAAGTTTACCAAGGTTGAGTTGAAGGGTAAGGATTTGTCCATGGTCGATGTTGATATAAGTCTTCACGTTGGTAGTTTGCTTAACAAGTTTGTGACTAAACAGGACGTGTGGAACCTTAGGCAGCAAACCAGGCGTTTTGAGGCTTGTTTGGTGTCAGTTGGTTCAACGACCACACCACAGATTACATTCAGGTCTTCGGACACTACCCGGTTTCAGGATAGGGTTGATGTCAACCGCAATTCTTCTTACAGTGTTGTTGGGTGTTGGAGGTACAGTATTGCCACTCAGAATGGAGATTGTGGTAGCCCACTCGTTACTGGACCCAGAATTAATCATTTTGGTGGGCGTTGCATCCTTGGCTTTCACACAGGGGCTTTGGTATCAGGAGAAGATGCTTTTTCCAGTTCTGTGACTCAGGAAGACATTGACCAGGCCAAAATGGCTTTGGAAAAGGTTATTAGTCGACAGGTTGTCGATGAGATAGATCCACCTGAAGACTTAGTGGAGAGCGAGTCATTCAAGTTACCTGCTGTTTATGCTAACACTTCTTGGCAACCCATTTTTGAGACTAACAGGAGGGTTCATTTTTCTTTGAAATGTGGTTACACAAAATCAAAATGCTATGAGGCATGGGGACCAGCAACTAAAAGCCCGGTTGATTTCAATCCGATTGGCGAGAAGTTGTCAAACGCTTTGTGTAAGTATGGAGGTGAGATCTTGTGGATTGACAGAGATAAGATTAAGCGTGCTATGCATACGGCGAAGAGGATTATAAGTGGTCCAACAGTCGATTGTTCTCGTTACATTTTGACCAAGGAGGAAGCAGTATGTGGAGTCCAAGGCAATGAATATATTGGTTCCGTGAACAGAAGGTCTGGAGCTGGGTGGCCCCATTGTGAACCAAAGACAAAGTTCTTTGGATTTGGGGACGAGTTTGATTTGGAAAATGATGAAGTCAAGCAACTTTTCGAGAGAGTGGATCACAAGATTGATTTGGCTCGACGTGGAACAAGAGATTTTCAAGCATGCCAAACCATATTGAAACGGGAAAAGTTAAAGCTTGAAAAGATTGCCGAGGGTAAGATACGTGCAGTTTTTGGTACCAATCTAGAATATTTGATTTGTGTTCGTATGTATTTTGGTTCGTTTATTGCTGCCTTGATGGAGAAGAGATTTGAGACAGGTTGTTGTTTAGGTATCAATCCCTATAAAGAATGGGGAACTTTGAAGGAAGGCTTGCATGCTGTAAGCAAGAAGATTGTTGCTGGGGACTATAAGTCATTTGATGCCAGTGCCCAGCAGGCCATTTACAACGAGATGGTTGAGCTCATCAATGATTGGTATGATGATGGGCCAGAGAACGCCAACATTCGTCGTGTTTTGTGGATGGATCTTGCCCATTCCCGCCACGTGATTGGTGATTCTAACCAGATTGGGGATGTTGTTCAATGGTTCAAGTCTTTACCTTCTGGTCATCCTATGACCACCACAGCAAACAACATTTACAATATGGTTTTGTTTGTGATGTGTTATAATGATCTAGCCCCAGAACAGTTTGAGGGTCAGTTTGAGAAACATGTTAAGGGTTTCTTTTTCGGTGACGATAATATTGTCGCCGTGAGTGATGAGGCTAGTGTGTTTTTCAACCAGATGACATTAGAAGTGGCCATGGAGAAGTATGGCATGGTGTACACAACTGACTCAAAAGACAAGGCAAGGCAGCCTACAAGACTTTTGGAAGATTGTACGTTTTTGAAGCGTGGGTTCCGTACTGACACGATCAATTCAATGGGTATGTCTGCGGAATACGTTTATGCCCCTTTGGACATGTCATCCATATTGGAGAGTCCTTATTGGGTAGCTTCAAACAGTAAGTCTTCTGCTGAGAATGCCGACCGTGTGTTGGAGACAAACATCGAGAACCTCTTGATGGAGTTGTCTGCACATGACCCATCAAAGTGGGATGAATACCACGGAAAGGTTGCCTTGGCTGCTAAGAAAATTTTGAACTACACACCCATGTATTCCACAAGGGGTGAGTACCAGACTCAGTTTAGGAAGGCTGAGTCGAAATGGAACTTCTAGGGCTATATACGGCCAAAATGCGGTAAAATGTCAGATATTAAGCATTATTTGGTGGCGGAACTCTAGAAGAATGTGTTGGCTATTTAGCCTTACTGCTTAGGATGCACTAGGGCAGCCCCCTTAAAATCCAGAGCAACTGACTATGGGATATCGATTTGAGCAATTATGATAACTGCGCTTGCGTGGGTCCCGAGATGATAGCTTGCTGAAAATATTGAAAATGAACAAAACACCGGATCTGTCGGCATAGAGTTGTCTGCCCCCATGAATTCAGTTCAGAATGAGACGTCTACGTTTCAGGGTGAGGTTTTTGCACCTGTTAATCAGGTGAGAGAACAACCCCAATTTACTGGTTCAGGTGGCGCGATGTTGGCCGACGTCAGGAACATGGTTAAACGACCAAAGTTCTTGTCTACTTTTGACCCTGTGACTGCTGGAGTTTCATATAATCTGAATTGGGATTTCTTTAACAGTAATTTCCAGTTGGGTGAACGCTTCGCTGGCGCACTTGGGTTTAGGGCCACCACTTGTTTTAGGGTCGTGGTGGCTGCGGCACCCACAGTAGGTGGGGTTGGCCGTTTGTATTATAACCCGTCTAAACATGATGGGAAGGTATTATCTTCAAATAGAAAGGTAGATTACATGGAGAAACCCAATTACTACACACAGTTACCAGGTGTTGAGTTGGACTTTGCTAAGAGCACTGCTGTTGATTTCAGGGTCAAGTACACTAGTTATCTAGAATACATGCCTATTGTATCTTCAGATGCTGAAGATGTGCAACCTATGACGCTAGGAGAGGTGGTGTATAAGCAGTATTTGCCTGTGAACATTTCTGTCACCACCACCAATCCAAGGGTGACTGTGTACGTATGGTTGGAAGATTTAGAAATTATCGGAGCTAGGAATCCCGACCTCGCCAAGTCTGATTTTGAGGCTGGGACTTTGATTAAATATTTAGACATGGTTTTGGCTCCTGCTGATTTAACTGATTCTCCTTATGGCAACGTGGTGAAGAATGATAACACTGGTACAACCAGTGGAACCATCCAAATGGAGTTGCACGGTAGGTACTTGGGCGCTATATGTAAGGTTTATGGGTACATGTCAAAAGGAACAGGTGGCTGGACTGGTGCAGTAACATATAGTACAGCTAGTGAGGTATTGATGAGTCCCATAACTTCTGTAGAAGATCTTGGTGATGGCACAGGGATCATGATCAAATGGAG